GTGCGCTCGAAGGCGCGGCTCGTCAAGCGCCGGCATGGCCTGGACATGCTCGTGGTCGACTACCTGCAGCTGATGTCGGGAGAGGGCGATAGCCGCAACCAGCAGATTGAAGAAATCAGCCGTGGCCTGAAGGCGCTGGCGAAGGAACTCAACATCGTCGTCGTAGCGCTGTCGCAGCTGTCGCGCAACGCCGCGAACAAGTCGCGGCCGCAGCTCTCCGACTTGCGCGACTCCGGCGCGATCGAGCAGGACGCCGACATCGTCATGTTCCTGCACCGGGAAGAAGTTGATAACCCGGGCAGCCAGCTCAAGGGGTTCGCCGACCTGTTCATCGCCAAGAACCGTCAGGGTCGTATCGACGACGTGCTGCTCGAGTATGAGGGGCTGTACACCCGATTCCGGGACACGAACCGCCCACGGCCGAGCATTCAGAAAGAGGCGGGCAGGCGCGGGATCGCGAAGGATCTTTGAAGGCAGAAAGGGGAGAGGTAATGCGGGGAATTACAAGTTTTGTGCTGACGACGCTGGGAGCTTTTGCTTGGTCAACTCCATGGCCGGCGCTCGGCCTTTCGCCGTGGCGCATGTCCTATCCAACCCGCTACACGAGGAAGCCTGCATGCGGCAGCGTGGCGCGTGACCGGCGCGCGGCGGCGAAGCGTCGCAACCAGGTGCGCAGCAAAGGGAGGGCGCGGTAAGACGCACGGCGTGGCTAATTCAGCCCCAACAAGTGCATGAGCAACAGGAAGCCTCCCAGTACCACAACAATCAAAACGGCAAAGATTTTATACATCAGCTCCGCCTGCTGGTTCTCATTAAACCGAGGGAGGTTATCTACTTCAGAGCGGGGTTCCATATGGCCTCACAAAGGCAACTGAGTCCGAGGCTATTCCCTCTAGGGCCGCAAGCGTTGATCGAACGCATGGCTTTAGGGGAAGGGGCCAAATCATTTCACCGCGTCTCAATAGGGCGTGGACTGCAACTATCAAAAATAGACCCAGGGAGGATCGATGACACAAATGGCGCGGCGGTACGCAAGGGCAACGCAGAGCAACAATCTGAAGTCGGACGAGTTTCACCATGATGTAGACAGCCTTGCCGCCGTGGCCATGTCGACCGAGCTGGGAAGCATGCTGTTCCGCGTGAAGTTCGCGAACGATGCCACCAGCTATGTGAGGCTGGCGCAGACGTGGGAATGGGAGGTCAAGAAGCGCGCGGCGCTGGCGCAGTGGCCGATCCAGATCAATGACGCCATGGTCGCCAAGGCCTCGCTCAAGCACTGGCTCAACGACCTGTGCCCGGCCTGCACTGGCAAGGGCGTACAGAAGAAGCCTTTCGAGGACACGCTTTCCGATGACGCTTGCGAGATCTGCGAGGGCACCGGAAAGCGGCCCGTGGACTGCCATCCGCGGATCAAGGAGTATGTCGAGCAGATGGTCTTCGCGCTGGACGAGGCGGCAGTGGTGGCCGGCGGCCAGGCGATCGCAAAGCTCGCCGACGACGCGGACCTGGGCTGATATGCCGGCACTCTTTCTTCTTGCAGCGGTGATCTTCGGCGTCGAGGGCCATCTGTTCTTGACCTTCATCGCGCTGCTCTGTGCTGATGCTGCGAAGTGAAAAACCCTGTTGTAAACCCAGATGATCGGGATTACACTGATGCCACTGCGTGACCCATCGGCGAAAGCCTTTCTGTCCGCATAACTCGGGGCGAGAGCCGGGACGCCGTCAACCGTAGACGGAGACCTTGCTAGACGAACTCGCCCTGAGAAAATAAAAGCCGGCCAAAAGCCGGTTTTTTCGTTTCCTAGGCTCAATCTCTATAGAATGGGCTGCATGGAATACCACGAAGTCGTAATGCTCGGGGCGCAGGCCCGCGGGGCCGGAATGCCTCTACTCGCCAATCCCTACTTGGGGATTGAGAATTATCCCGCCGGCACTGGCATGTCTATAAGGGAGTGGTTGGATCGGGCGCTGTCGTGGAGGATCGGCTGGGAGATGGCAGACTCAGCGCCAATGATGCCGCCGCTCCTCGAAATTTGATCCTGTTTATTTATCCAGTAGAATTCCGCTGCGGCGCGCCAGCTTCGGCGCTGAAAACCTCTGGAGTCCTGGCGGGCCAGCTTCGGCTGGGGCGCCCCGCTGGTCAGTAGCGCAATAAGGCCGGGACTAGCTCCAACCACCGTGCTATACACGTCAGAACGTTGTAAGACAGCAATGGTGCAATGCATGCAGCGGTGCGCCAGCTCTGGCGCTAACAATGCCTGTGTGAGTGCGCTTCGGAAACAACAGGTAAGGGCGGGGATTAGCTCCTTCCGCCGCGCTTCGGTTCAGATGCTCGTCAGAAAATTGTGATGGAATGCGCATTGCGGTGCTCCAGCTGCAGGAGCTACAACTGGCTGCCGACATGCAAACGCACTCTTCCGAAACAGCCAAAGGCTGGAATTAGCCCCAGCCGCCGCAATGGATTACACGTTCAGTTGCCTGTCAGATAGTTCGTTCAGGATGCCGGTCGCGGCGCGCTAGCTTACGGCGCTCAAAATGGCGTCTTCCTGGTCTAGGGAACAATGTACCGCCAAGGATCGGGTTAGCTCCGATCGCCGCACGCGGACAATCTTCAGCGGCGTGTCAGGACTACGAAATACGATTCTTTTGCGTGTTTATCCTCCGTAGGCACGCCAGCTGCAGTGTTTGGCCCCGCAATCCACACGATCTGCGGGGCTTTTTTATCGCCCCTGTTCCATTTTTGAGCATCGTTTCCCGTCAGCACGTCGTCAGTGTCCTCTGGAAAGATATGTTGGCGGTGCGCTAACTTCAGGCGCTACAACGGGGGATTGAACTCTTACCCGGATGGCACTTCTCAAAGGCCGCGTTAGTTTCGGCCGCCGCACAAAATTCAAGCCCGATCCCGGAATCCCGGCATCGGGCTTTTGCCTTCTGGAGCGCGAGCAATGGCCCAGTCTGAAAAGACGCATGCTGCATCGATCCCAAGAACGACTGTGGTCACCGTCGGAAAGTGCCTCGGTGGCGGCGGAGGAGGAAGCAGCCCGCTGGCCGGGAAGAGCATCGTGGTAGAGGTTCAAGGCGGTGGTAGCGGCGGGGCAAACACTGAGCCACGCCCGACCTGATCTGGAGCGCACATGTTCATCTGCACCCAGTATCTACTGTGGTGGAGCATGTGGCTCCAGCTGCTCCGACCTACCGCCCCATCTCCCTCATCGCCGCCTGAGCAAGGAAGCCGGAACGGGTGAGGTGCCGGGCTTTCGCGGCCGCGTCGATCTCGTGCACCAGGCGCTCGGGCAGCGAGATGTTCAGCCGAACCGGCTTGGACTGGACGCGAGATAGATCGATCTCAGCCAAAAGCCAGACGCCGCCTTGATACTCCGGATCGGCCGCAAGCTTCTCTAGCGGGCTGGGCGGAGGAACGGGCTCATCCTCGCCGGCGAAGTGTGCCTCAGCGGCCTCCTGGATTGCGGCCGGCAGATCTTCCCATTTGTCAGCCGCAGAGAAGCAGCCGGGGAAATCGGGGAATGTGACGCCGTGGGCATGCTTCTCATCGCCCACATGGATATATACCGGGTAAAGCATAAAACCTCCTGAGTTCAGACCCATCCGGCCTGTTTGTAGATGGAGCGCAGCGTGCCGATTGGGATGTCTTTGCGCGGGTGCGTCACTGTGACCCTACCCGGGCGAGTGGGATGCTTGTACTGCTGGTGCGACCCCACGGTATTTGCCAGATACCAGCCGTCGGCTTTCAGTCGTTTGATGATGTCTGCGCTTTTCATGATTCAAATAATACACACGGAATACACATAAAGCAAGGAATATGTGTATCAAGTGTGTAAATATTCGGAGCGCCCTGAAGCCTGACGGTAGACGAGCCCATGCCCGGACCGTGACTGGGTAGCGCCGGCCTGCTGCCGTCAGCCTTCAAGTCGTTCGAACCGTGTCTCCTCCAAGCCCAGCTCCCTGGGATGGTTCGCCTGCGGCCGAAAGGTCGCAGGCACTTTTATTCCTGGCCGTCGCTGAGGCGGCCGCATCTCCGAAGGATTGATCGTGGCGCGCAACATCGATTGGGAAGCCATCCGGGCCGACTACGAAGCTGGCGCAACGCAATCGGAGCTGTCCCGAAAGCACGGCGTAAGCCGAAAGGCGATCCAGAAGCACATCGAGGCTGAAGGCTGGTCGCAGGACCTTGAGCCGACGATCCAGCGCAAGGTCGCAGAGAAAGTCGCAGGGGTGGTCGCAGGCTGCGACCCTAAAAAAAAGGCCGAGGCCATTGATGCTGAAGCCTCTCGCCGCGCCGATGTGATCCAGCGTCACCGGGATGAGTGGGAAGAACACAAGAACCTCGTCGACAAGGCGATCGGTACAAAGGACTTCGATACAGCCAAACTGGCGAAGATCACGGCGGAGACGCTGAAGATCCGGCAGGAGGCTGAGCGCAAGGCCTGGGCGATCGACGCACAGGCGGCGCCGGTGACGAATATCACCGTAAGCCAGATCAGTGGCCCACCCGCGACGCTCGACGAAATCAAGGATGTGCTGAAGGAGAACGCGGAAAACCCAAAGGTCTGAGGCTATGGAATTTACCGACAAGGAGCGGCGATCGTACCGTTCGCTGTCGATGGCCGACCTGTACTGGTTCTGCCGCTGGATGTTCGCCAACCGCCGGGGCTACACCTGGCAGCAGGCAGCGCACCACGCGACCATTTGCGACGCGCTGATGCGGGTCTTTCGGGGCGAGTGCAAGCGCCTCATCATCAATATCCCGCCTCGCTACTCCAAGACGGAAATCGTCAAGAATTTCGTGGGATGGGCTCTCGGACACGCTCCCGACAGCGAATTTATCTACACGTCGTATTCCTCGCGGCTGGCTGCGGCGTCGTCTTGGGATGTGCGAAGCCTTGTGCAGGAAGCGGAATACCGGGCGATTTTTCCCAAGGTCGCGCTGCGCGAGGACAGCCAGGCTAAGGACGAATGGCGCACCAGCGCCGGCGGCATCATGTATGCAGTCGGCGCTGGCGGCACAATCACCGGTTATGGCGCCGGCAAGCATCGGCCCGGCTTCGGCGGCGCTCTGCTGATCGATGACCCGCACAAGGCGGACGAGGCGCGCTCCGACGTGATGCGCCAAAACGTCATCGACTGGTTCCAGAACACGTTCGAGAGCCGGAAAAACAGTCCGGACACGCCGATCGTGCTGATCATGCAGCGGCTGCATGAAAAGGATCTCGCGGGATGGCTGCTGGACGGTGGCAATGGTGAGCAATGGGAGCACGTATGCCTACCGGCCCTAAAGGATGATGGCACGGCACTCTGGCCGGAAAAGCACAGCGTCGAAGATCTGCGGCGCATGGAAGCGTCATCTCCGTACACGTTCGCCGGCCAGTACATGCAGCGCCCGGCGCCGCTGGACGGCGGCATTTTCAAGCCTGGAATGATTCAGGTGGTGGATGCCATCCCGGCAGAAAGAATTCAGTGGGTCCGCGCTTGGGACTTGGCCAGCACCATCGACGGCGACTTCACCGCCGGCGGGAAGCTCGGCCGCCTGCCTGATGGTCGCCTGATCATCGGCGACATGGCGCGAGACCGAGTTGGACCGGATGAGCGGGACGCCCTGATCAAGAACATGGCCAGCCTCGATGGCAGGCAAGTGCGAATCAGCATTCCGCAAGATCCGGGGCAGGCCGGCAAGACGCAGGTCCTGTACCTGACGCGCGCGCTCTCCGGGTACATGGTGAGCAGCTCGCCCGAGTCTGGCGACAAGGTCACGCGCGCCGAGCCGTTTGGCGCTCAGGTCAACGTCGGCAATGTGCTGATGCTGCGCGGCCCGTGGAACGACGCGCTGATCAACGAGATGCGCATGTTCCCGAACGGCTCGAACGACGATCAGGTGGACGCCCTGTCGCGCGCATTCTCCGAGCTGATTGGCAAAAACCCGATGAAGATCAACCCCAACCTATTGAGGCGCGCATGACCATCCGAGTCGCCAACAATCCGAGGCAGATTTACCAGGCCGCCAAGGAAGCCAAGGACGGCGAACTCGAAGCGGTGTCGGTTCCGCCCGAAGTACTCATGAGATACGCCGAGGACTGGTTGAAGGATCGGGAAAAGATCAGGTACCTGGAATCGCTCATTATCAGAATAGGTCGCGCATGATTCGGAAACTCCTTTCCCGCTTTGGCAAGGCCAAGCAGGCGCCCGCGCCCGTGGCCACCGCCCAGGCGTCTGCGCG